CCGACAGTCCTGCTTGTTGCTCTGCCGCTCTGAGTGCTTGTCGTTGTGCTGATAAGCCAGAACCTAAGCCTGCAAATTGAGCACCCAGAGCCGCCCGTTGCTGTTGCTCTTGTTGTGCCTGTTGCATCGCCATAAGAACCGCACGATCCTGTGCTTCCTCTTGTGCTTGCGACAGTGCTAGTTGCTCTGGTGTGCCACCAAACATAGACGTACGTACGCCTAAACGTCCCTGACTAGCCAAGCGTTCTTCTAGCGCAAGCCGCTGTCTTTCTTCTTCTGCAAGTTGTGTAGCCCTAATACGGTCATACACCTCCTGCTCTCTACCAGCCATAGGCATACCAGCTTGGCCCATAAACTGCTGACCTAAATTAAAGGCTGTCCCTGCCGCTGTTTGTTGTTGAGCCAATCCGTAAGGATCGTTTATAAATCTAGAAAAAGCTTCAGCTTGTAAAGTATCTTGTAAAGTCTGCCCAGCCCCTGACAAAGAGTATGTCGTGCCTCCTGCGGCGTCGGTGTCAATTTGTCCAGTTGGACCTTTAACTGTAAACGGCTTAAACGAAACATCTTGTGCTGAAGCCGTTGGTAACGGCGCTCCAAGAGCCTCCGTAATTTCACTAGGGACGAGATCACTTAAAATACCCATTAGTAAGTACCTCCATCAATTGTTCCTGTTGACAGAGTTCCCGTAAAATTCAAAGCGGGTATTGTCACAGTTCCTGTAAACGTCGGTGACGCTAAATCTGCCTTAGTTGCTGATGCAGTTGCAATCGCATCAAATTCTACATCAAACTCAGTACCGCGAATAATTTTGTTATTATCGCCAGCAGGCAACGTATCCTTCGCTGTAAAGTTCGTTGTTTTTGTATAGTTGCTCATACTGTTCTACCTATCAATGCTAGTACGTTAATTTCTTGAATTGAAAGCTGTGCTCCATTTACGTCGGCCTCAAGACCAATTGTTACAACACCGCCACTTCCTGTAGTGTTTATTGTAGGCTTACTAGTAAGAATACCGCCAGTAAAAGTACCTACTGTATACTCTGATACGCCGTAATATGCTGGAACTTGATTACCTAAAGTAACCGAATAGTTTTTAAAGTTTGTATCAAAATCGTAAGCCCACCTAACGAAAAGCTCGTCACCGCCTGCTCCAATTAATGTTGGCTTAATTTTTTTAACAAACTTAGTTTTACTAGGATCACCAAATGTTAAGGCAGGGCTAAAGTACCTAAAACGATAAACAGATGTATTATCTAAATAACCAGAGTAAGTACCCAGACCGTCAGACGTACCGATGTACAGCGTACCGTCTGTGTGCCGCATAAACGACTTGTGAGAAACAGAGGTCCATCTGGTTACCCTGTACGCTCCGTTTTCTAGTCTCCCTTTTAAATCAAAACAATAAATAGTAGATTGACCGGGAAAACAAATTAAGTAGAAAGACTGCTCTGGACTGTATATAGAAGCCGTAGGCTCAGACCTGTTTTGGATTACCTCAATAATTTCTGTTTTTACATTTAGGCTTAAGTCAGACAGAGGCAGTGACTTTTCTTGTATAGTACGGCCCAAGCTACGCAAGCCTGAGTTAGACATAAACAGAATATCTGTGCCTATGTTTTGTACAGAGTTTCTACAAATGCACCCAACACCAGACACAGTATCTACCAGAGCCATGTTAGCAGGACTATCGGCGTTACCGTACACAAGGATGCTGTGCTTACCAAAGATAACCAGCGTGTTGTTGTGGGCCGCTAAAGCCCTAACCTCGTCGTAACCATCAGGCCACGCTTTTGATACATCAATAGATCCGCTAGAGCCGCCAGTAAAATCAGTGCCAATCAACAAGTCAGACCAGTATATAGTCTGGGTGTCTGTGGCGTTATCTACAACCCACAAACGACCATATGCTGACAGAGCCTCGTGGCACTTAAGCGTAGCCGCTGTAGATGAACCGTTAGCTACCGTAAACGTGCGTAACCCAGTAGCGTTGTCGTACACTAAAGGATCGTACCCACGTTGGAAAAAGTACGCCTTATCGTTAAAGTTTACTATCTTCCAGTTGTTTGCCGTAATCGTATAGGACGCAGGCGTTACGTCAGTCAACGTAGTTGTGCCTGTCATTATCTTGTTGTTACCAGCAGTAAAAATTACCTCGTTTCCTGCATCGTCGTAAAAATGGTGAATCTTGTGTACGTAATCTGTACCTAGTGCTGTTTTATCAGTAGTTACAACAGAGATGCCTTTACGTGCGGCAACACGACCACGTTTGTCAATTACGGCGTTATCTGCAACATCCGCAAACGACGGATCTTGTGCTATCGGAGAGTCCTCTGTGTTGACTCCCTTAAATCCGGGAGCAACTAGGTTAATACTTTGTAGTGGCTGGGCCATCTATTGTCTCCTACGGAGTGTAAAATATAGTTTCTTCAGGATGCTTTTGTGCATCTAAAGCAACTGCGTCAGATAAATACTTATCAGCAATAGCAAAGTACTCTGGTACTGATGTACCGCCTGTCTCTCCACGCTCACGAGCTAGCAAAGCTACTGCCATGTGAATTACAGGTTGACTAGGAATAGCAAGAGTATCCCCGTCAGCACTCAGCGGTACATTCCTAATAACACTCTTTACTTTAATGGAGTACACACCGTCAGGCTTGGGGTACACATCAATCTGTGCATCACCAGACCCATCAATACCACTAAACGTGTAGTACTGAGGAGAGCCAGAGGCAGGCGTGTTAACCAAAAACTTATCATCAAACCAAGTCTGAGGTCTGTACTCCATAACAATGTTAGACGTATCGTTTATCATGTTAAGAATTTTGCCTTGGTCTTGGTAACCCGTAAGCGAGTACGTGTAGTCATCAGCCGCCGTGGTAATCGTAAGGGTAGACCTAAGATTAGACCAATCCCAAGCGTTTTCTACGAATTGCTTTGCGTCGTTTACAAAGTCACCAACCATTGTGCTGTACGTGTCGTTTGTTACAGTAGTTACTGTATCTTCCCGCAGACGCCTCAGTACGTTATTTACTATGTCTAAATACGTCATACTATGTTTCCTGTTAACATTCCTGTCATTAAGTCGTCTTTAGTTTGTTTTGCTAAAATCTCGGATAAAAAGTCTACAATCGGAAACTCTTGCCTAGCTAATAAAGCAGGGTCACCTTGTCCAAGAGGTCCTACGCCCTGCGGCCTAAACATACCCCTAGCGCCACCGCCGCCCGGAGGGTCTTCGTCGTCTTCTCCTCCGGGAATTTCAGTGTCATCTTCTTCTTCTTCGTCTCCTCCGGGAACATCAATGTCATCGTCTTCTTCTTCAGTTCCACCTAAAGGATCATCTTCGTCTTCTTCTTCAGCTCCACCTAAAGGATCTAAAGGATCATCTTCGTCTTCATCTTCAGTTCCACCTACAGGATCTAAAGGATCATCTTCGTCTTCATCTTCAGTTCCACCTAAAGGATCTAAAGGATCATCTTCGTCTTCTTCTTCAGCTCCACCTAAAGGATCATCTTCGTCTTCTTCTTCAGCTCCACCTAAAGGATCATCTTCGTCTTCATCTTCAGCTCCACCTAAAGGATCATCTTCGTCTTCTTCTTCAGCTCCACCTAAAGGATCATCTTCGTCTTCATCTTCAGCTCCACCTAAAGGATCATCTTCGTCTTCATCTTCAGTTTCACCTAAAGGATCATCTTCGTCTTCTTCTTCAGCTCCACCTAAAGGATCATCTTCGTCTTCATCTTCAGTTTCACCTACAGGATCTGTAGAATCATCATCTACGTCATCATCAGTTCCATCTGTAGGATCTGCAGAATCATCATCTACGTCATCATCAGTTCCATCTGTAGGATCTGTAGGATCGGGGTCTACAACTACAGTTGTAAAGCCACAAACTTCATCATACTTTTCAGTTGGAGAAACCCAAACCCCCACATTTTGAGGAGAGTCTTTAGGACATAGTGTCCAACCTTCTTCAATACACTGCATTGCTTGTAAGGTGTCTTTTGGATAACCGTTGCATTGGTAACCAACGTCATCGTCATCTACGTCTTCTTCTTCAGCTCCACCTAAAGGATCATCTACGTCATCGTCTTCAGTTTCATCAACGGGTTCGTCTTCTGGGCCTTGAGTTGGACCGCACAAAGTATCGGCTTTCTCTGCTGGAACAAATTTACCTGCGTTTGCAGATCCTAGTGGACATTGTACATAATTCGGATCGTCAGCACAAATAGCTTCTTGTATTGCACCTTTGGGATTACCATCGCATTGATAAGCAAGATCATCATCAGTGTCGTCTACAGTATCATCATCACTAACAACAGTATCATCCGTAGGACGCGGAGGCCCACAAGCAGTTTCAGCCTCACTCGCTAAAACCCACTTGCCCACGTTTTCGTTACCTGCTGGGCACTGTACATAATTAGGATCTTGAGAGCAGATAGCTTCTTGTATTGCACCTTGGGGATAACCGTCGCATTGATAAGCAGTATCTTCTGGATCTTCTGTGTCTTCTGGATCTTCTGTTACTTCTTCTTCATCTTCTGTTTCTTCTTCTTCTTCTGTTCTGTCACAGTTTCCTTGCGCGTTCAACGGTCTTCCGTCAGGGCAAAGGCACTGTTTTTCCCGCTCCGAGTAATCAGAAGGTGGTGGACAATCAGCCAACTCTTCTTCAGTTTTAGGACGACACTCTCCGTCAACAGCATCAATCACGTAGTCTGGGTTTTCACACTCGTCTAAACAAACACCGTTTTCAAACTTTCTTCCTGAATCTATACACTCTTGTTCTTCTTCTGTTAATGCTGGATCTTGAAGGTCAGCTGGCGGCTCACAAAAACCCGTGTTACGGTTTATCTCGTATGGTCTTCCGTCTTCCGTTTGATTTATACACTCTCCGCAGTCATCTGCTTCTTGTGCATTTGCTGTTTGTGCTCTACCAGCTTTTCCTTCACAATCATAAACTTCTACACCACCAACTTCAGTTGGGTCTTCTGGATCTTCTTCAGGATCTGTAGGGTCATCTATAAAGATACCGTCGATGTTGTCTTGTATTTCGTTCCATACAACACCAGAAACAAGATCCCCTAAGATACCCTTCATCCAATCATAGATGCCTTGAGGATCAGCACTCGGACTAAAAATATCTTTAATCTGATCTTTAATATCATCAATAATCTTACCGATAACATCAGCAGGATTATCAATAAAATCTTCTATTGTTTGGCCTACAGACTCAACAGCTTCTTTAATGTCATCTAGAATTTGAGTAGGGTTCTCAAGAAAATCTTCTATGTCCTTTCCGATTTCTTTAAGAGCGTCTTCAAGCTCTCTTACAGTTTTAGAAACAAAAGCAGGAGGTAAAGGAATATTTGGTATGCCTAAAATTATACCGAGGCTAACGCAGTCTTTCCAGCAAGGGTTTCCACCGCCTTTTACTGGACCGCCACCACTAGCAGTAGTACATGGATCTGTCCAGCTTTCACAATCTTTAGCCGCAGGTAAAAGGTTTTTTAGTACTTCGTTAAGGGCACCTACTGGATCGTCAATAGCTTCTCCAGTTTTGTCCCATAGGTCTTTTACCTTGTCAACTACATCGTCAACAAGCTCTTTACCAAATACTTCGTAGTACTCTTGTACAACAGATTCTTCTGTTACTTCTTCTTCTGGTGTGTCATCAGTTGGTTCAGGAACATCACCACCAAATACATCACTGTAGTAATCGCTCCAGCCATCCATTTCTTCCAAGGCATCAACATCTACTGCTCCTAATTCTTCAGCAGTTATTTTTCCTTGGTGATATTCGCTGACAGCTCTAATCCAACGTTCTGCGGCTTCCATGCGATAAACACGGTCCATGTCATCAGCGTCTTGGCCTTCAATGTCAGCCATAAACGTTTCGTACAGTTCCATGAAGGTTTTAAACCACCAGAACTCTCCAACAGGATCTCCCCCTACGTCAATAGGTACTTGACCATAGTCAACACTATCAGGGTCAAAATATCCGGGAGTGCCAGAGCCTTCGATTTCTTCTTCCATGCCTATTTACCGCTCTTCATTTGCATCAGCTTGTCAGCACCACGTATGCCAAAGCTGGCAGTCACGGCTACATAGAGCAAGTACTGGTAGTAATCAGGTAGCTTGTCTAGCTCAGAAAACGCTAAACCTACCCGTTGCATAATACTCAAGTCATCCATAGCGACTCCGTAACATACGGCTAACAGCGGTAACGACAGGACTACAGTAAACCACTCGTCTTTCCACGAGGTTGCACTAGCCGCCGCCATCTCTTGTTCCCACGTAGCAGTATTCTTGATGACTTCCATCTTAGCT